TAGTCTAGCGAGTGTTCCCCAATCGCTTCAGCAACAACAGGCATTACAGCAGGCCAACATGATGCAGGCACAGGCGTTACCTGAACAACAACGAGCCATGTTTGCTGAGCAGTTTCAACAAGCGCAGGGTGGTATGCCCGGTTTTGCACAGCCTTATGGGCAACAAATGGGTCAGATGGCCCAACAGGCGGCTCAGCAACAAGCTTTGCAGCAACAAAGGCAAGGCGGTATGCCAGATTTTGCACAGCCTTACGCGCAACAAATGAGTCAGATGGCGCAAACGCGAGCTGCGCAGCAGCAACAACCGCTTGGCTTGGCAGGTTTGCAAGGTCTTTTGGGCGGGATGCCGTCTAGACCAGAAGTGTCAACCCCTATGCCAAGACCCCCAGTATCGCCACCGTTGCCCCAGAGAAAGACAACATCGTCACAGGTGGTTTCTAAGCCTGCGCCAGCGGCAGTGCGGGCATCACCTGCACCGTCGCAAGTTCCGCCAAGAACCCCTCCGGCTGTGGCAGGCGCTATCCAAAGATTAGCAGGAAAACAAGCAGGAATGCGATAAAACATGGCAACAACTTCTGGATCAACAGGCTTTAATTTAGACCTCACCGAGCTGGTGGAGGAGGCGTTTGAGCGTGCTGGTTCAGAGTTGCGTACTGGCTATGACCTCAAAACAGCCCGCCGGTCGCTGAATTTGCTGTTTGCTGATTGGGCAAATCGCGGTGTCAACATGTGGACGTTTGAGCAGGGCACGATCACCCTAACTCAAGGCTTGAACACCTACGCAATCCCCACAGACACTGTTGATTTGCTCGATCACGTCATCCGAACGCAGGCAAATGTGGCCGCAACACAGTCAGATTTGACAATCACGCGTATTAGCGTTTCTACCTACGCCACCATCCCCAACAAAATCACCCAAGCCAGACCAATTCAGGTCTGGTATCAGCGTTTGGACGGCCAGATTACCCCCACCACGGCGGTTTTGGCCACAAGTATCGACGCTACAACCAACACAATCGTCTTGTCCAACGTCGTTGGTCTGCCTGCAATCGGGTACATCAACTTGGACAGCGAAACCATCTTCTACAACTACATTGATGGCAACACTTTGGGCGATTGTTACCGTGGTCAGAACGGCACAACTGCCGCTTCCCATACTGCCAGTGCAAATGCCAAGATTTACGTCAACAATGCGCCCCGCGTGACCATGTGGCCAACGCCTGACGGCTCCCAGACATACCAATTCGTGTACTGGCGCATGCGTCGGGTGCAGGATGCGGGAAGCGGTGTCAATGTGATGGACGTGCCTTTCCGTTTTGTGCCCTGTATGGTGGCTGGATTGGCCTATTACATCGCTTTGAAAGTGCCCGGTGGCATGGAACGGCTTCAAGTTCTCAAGGCCCAGTACGACGAGGCATGGATGACAGCGGCTGATGAAGATCAGGAACGCGCAGCTTTGCGCCTCGTGCCTAGACAGATGTTCATTGGTGGTGGCTGATGGGAAACAGGTTTTCCTCTGGTAAAAACTCGATTGCCGAGTGCGACCGCTGTGGATTTCGGTTCAAACTGACGGTGCTGAAGAAGCTCGTCGTCAAGACCAAGACGTATGACCTGAAGGTGTGTCCTCAATGTTGGGAACCTGACCAGCCGCAGTTGCAGTTGGGCATGTATCCGGTGGACGACCCGCAAGGTGTGCGCGATCCACGTCCCGACCTGAGCTACCAGTTGTCTGGTCGCACCGGTTTGCAGATTGTGTTGACCAACAGCGTCAATGTGGATGCTCAGGGCGTGGTTGGCGGTGGTAGTCGGATATTTCAGTGGGGTTGGGCACCAGTTGGCGGCTCTCGGGCCAATGATGACGGTTTGACCCCAAATAACTTGGTTTCCGCAGTGGAAATTGGTACAGTTACAGTTGCAACGACATAAGGAGTCGATCATGGACAAGAAAGATTTAGCGCAGGACAAGAAGATGATTAAGTCCGCCATTGGCAAGCATGAAAAAGCCATGCACCCCGGCAAGCCTATGACCAAGCTCAAGGCTGGCGGCAAGACCAACAGCGACATGCTGAAATATGGCCGTAACATGGCCAAGATCATGAACCAGCGTTCTTCTGGTCGCGGAGGCTAAGATGGCCACCTACAAGCAAGCAACCAAAAAGCCCAACGTTATTGTTGGTGAAGAGCCTGCAAAAGAAACCATGCGCAAGGCGAATGTGTCTGTGGCCAATACCCGCAGCCAAGATTACCCTCCCATAAAAACCTCCGGCATTGTTGTGCGCGGCGGTAAAGCGCAGACCAAAGGCAAAATGGCCCGAGGCCCAATGGCATGACCTACGCAGAGCTTGTAGTTGCAATCCAGTCGTATACGGAGAATAATTTTCCGGCGATTACGCTTGCTGATGGATCGACTGAGAGTACGACTACTCAGATTAATCGCTTCATCCAGCAGGCGGAGCAACGCATCTACAACACTGTGCAGTTCCCGTCTCTTCGCAAGAACATGACGGGCGTGGCGACGGTCAACAACAAGTACCTTGCTTGCCCTGATGACTTTCTGTCCACCTTTTCTTTGGCCGTAATCAATGCGGACGGGAGCTACGAGTACTTGCTGAACAAGGATGTCAACTTCATCCGGCAAGCGTACCCCAACCCCACTGACACAGCGACCCCCAAGTACTACGCACTGTTTGGCCCGACCACAACAGCGGGTTTAAATCCGTCCATCACAAATGAGTTGAGCTTTATCCTTGGCCCAACACCTGATGCGGCCTACTCTGTGGAGCTGCACTACTACTATTACCCCACGTCCATCACCACTGCGGCCTCCGGCCAAACATGGCTGGGCGACAACTTTGACACCGTGCTGTTGTATGGTTCATTGGTTGAGGCGTATACCTTTATGAAGGGCGAGACAGACATGTTGCAGCTCTACGATGGCAAGTACAAAGAAGCACTTGGCTTGGCCAAACGCTTGGGTGATGGTCTGGAGCGCAGTGATGCCTACCGCAGTGGCCAATACAGAGAAGCTCCGCTTCCTCAGAATAATGGGGTGCGTTGATGGCCTTTACCGGGAATTACACCTGCAACGTGTTTCGCACTGGCCTGCTGGACGGTGTGTACGACTTTGGCACGGGCACAACGGACGTCTTCAAAATTGCGCTCTATACCAATGACGCCACGCTTGATGCGACTACCGACGCTTATACGGCTACGGGCGAAGTTGTGGCTTCTGGATATACGGCAGGTGGCGAGGTTTTGGTAATCAACCAAGCGCCCACCACCGGCAATGCACCCAACACAACCGCATACTTGTCTTTTGCCAATGCCTCATGGACTGGTGCTTTCACAGCCCGTGGCGCGTTGATCTACAAGGACAATGGCACAACTAACCCCGCAGTTTGCGTGCTTGACTTTGGCGCAAACAAAACTTCAACAACAACTTTTGTGGTGCAGTTCCCTGCTGCCACAAACACCACAGCAATCATAAGGATCGGCTAATGGCACTTGTAACCACAACCAAAGGCGACATGGATGACTCTTTGTTGGAGAAGCGTGAGGGTACCGTGGACAACGACAATGAATTAACCACATGGGTTGAGTATTGGTTGGAAGGTGAGCTTGTCCACCGGTCTGCGCATGTGGCCTTGAAGAAAATGCCCGTCTTTGGCGGTGGCGAAACCCAATCAATTGGCTAAAGGATAAATCATGGCAAACACCCAATCAATGTGCACTTCATTTATGAGCGAGCTAATGCTTGGTCAGCATCAACTTGGCACTTCAACCATCGTATCCCGTGGCAGCTTGACATCACCCACTACAGATACTGTAAAAGCTGCTTTGTACTTGGCATCGGCAACCATCAATGCAGCCACTACTGCGTACACAGTAACTGGAGAAGTTTCTGGTACAAACTATGTTGCTGGCGGAGTTACGGTAACAAATGCTACGGCTCCAACGTCAACTAACACTTCAGCAACTGCTGGTGTAGCGTACTGGACTCCTTCAGCATCAATTACCTACACCACGGTGACCTTAACCACGGCGTTTGATACTGTGTTGCTGTACAACTCAACACAAAGCAACAAGGCTATCAGCGTCCACACGTTTGGTTCACAGACCATCACGGCGGGTACTTTCACTTTGACTATGCCGTCAAACACTACGTCAACTGCTTTGTTGCGCTTGGCAACTACCTAAAGAGGTAGTTCATGGCTCTCGGCTGGGGCAACAATGCTTGGGGCGACAACGGCTGGGGCGGCACTCTTGAAGCAACGGGGGATGTAGCAACAGGAACCGTAGGGACGGTCACGCCCAGTCGGACTGTTGCGTTAAGTGGGGTTCTGGCTTCTGGGGCGGTTGGGACTGTTGTTGAGACAAATAACCCAACAGAAAACGGCAATATTGCTTTTGGAAACGTGGGCAGTGTTGGAGTTTCCCGTGTAATTTCTCTGACTGGCGTTTCTGCCGCAGGATTTGTCGGCACAGTCGCAAGGGGCACAACCTCCCTTGCCTTGTCTGGTGTTGTGGCCGCTGGCAACCCCGGTATTGAGACAGGGAACATCACAGTTGCCATATCCGGCACCGCTGCTTCAGGGTTTGTTGGCACAGTAACGCACAGCAAGACTGCCGCCATATCTGGCGATGAAGCCACAGGTGAAGTCGGCACAGTTGTCCAGAGTGCGTCTGTTGAGCTGGTAGGCGTTGAAGCTGCTGGCCTTGCAGGATATGTAATTGTTCCGCTGTTGCCTAACACAGCCATCGGCACTGTTGGCACGGTTATTCCCGAGATAGTGATTGAGTTGACCGGCAACGCGGCAGATGCTGCTGTTGGCTCGGTTGCTGTTGGAGAAAGAACCTTCTCGCTGACTGGGAACCAAGCGGCTGGATATGCTGGAGCTATAGTTGCCGTCTACTGGAGGCTGATTGATGACAGTCAGACTGCGGATTGGGGCACAATCTCTAACATACAAACGGCTGACTGGTCAAATATAGATGACACGCAGACCGCAAACTGGCAAAATATCAGCAACCCGCAGACTCCCGGCTGGTCACTGATTGCCGATGAGCAAAACCCGAATTGGGAAGAAATTGAGGTAACAACATGACGACAGCATACACATCACTTTTGGGCTTGGCTCTTCCCGTCACAGGCGAATTGTCAGGAACATGGGGCGACACCGTAAACAACAGTATTACCTCTTTGCTTGATTCAGCAATTGCTGGTACTCAGACAATTACAGCCACCACCACGCTGACTACCACCACAGGCTCAGCTAATCAGTCCCGTCAGGCTATTTTGTTGTGTTCACCTGCTTCGGCAAACATAACCATCACGGCTCCTGCGCAGTCAAAGATTTACACGGTCATCAACACCTCTGCTGTTTACACGGTAAAAATTTGTGGCGTTGGCCCAACCACAGGCGTGACCTTGGCTGTCAGTGAGTCGGCTGTTGTAGCGTGGAACGGAACAGACTTTATCCGTATTAGCAGCAATAGCGCCACCACTGGTAACTTTACCGTCAACGGCAATTTGGTTGTCACAGGAAACACCACTCTTGGCGATGCTGATACCGACACCATCACCCAAACGGCTTCATATGTAACTGGCACTCAGCTTAAATCAGCTAAGACAGCTACCAATACGTTAAACCTTGCTGCTTATGACACAGACGGTGCAGCATACACAAACTTAGTCACACTAACTGCCAGCACTACGCCCACACTTGCATTGACTTCCACAGGTGTTGGCACTATCAATAATATGTCTATTGGTGCGACAACAGCATCAACTGGTGCATTCACTACGTTGTCTTCTACAGGCAACACAACAATTGGTGACGCTGATACAGACACCATTACACAAGCAGCTTCTTATGTAACTGGCACTCAGCTTAAATCAGCTAAGACAGCCACCAATACTTTGTCTCTTGCTGCCTATGATGTAGACGGGACAGCTTACACCAATCTAATCACTCTCACGGCAAGTAACACACCCACGCTGGCGCTTACTTCCACAGGTGTTGGCACTATCAATAATATGTCTATTGGTGCGACAACAGCATCAACTGGTGCATTCACCACGCTGACAACTTCAAGCACGGTTACATTGAACGGCGGCACAGCCAACGGCGTGGCCTACCTGAACGGCAGCAAAGTACTGACCACGGGGTCTGCGCTGACGTTTGATGGGAGCAAGCTGACCCTGCTGTCTTCAGGTGAACAATTAAAGCTGGAAAGCACTGGCGATTTTTCAAGCACGGGCCAAGGGTATTTGCGGTTTTATGATAGTGGGGGCGCAAAGGGCTACCTTGGATACGCTGGAACGGCATCGCGTATGGATTTGCAAACCGGCACAGGTATAAATTTCAACCTGAACGCAACGGGAGGCATAGCCATTTTTTCCGTCAGCAACTCCGAACAAATGCGCCTGACCAGCACAGGTCTGGGTATTGGGACGAGTTCTCCTGCTTATAAATTAGACATGACTGTCACGGCGGCAAACAACGCTGGAATGAGGCTCTACAACAGCACTTCAGGAACAGGTAATGGATGTGGAATTTCATTCTCTGTGGCAAACGGATTTTCAAGCACAAATCAACACGCAGCAATTCAAGCGCTTAGTGAGTCTTCGGGAAATACGCTGACTTCTTTAG